CATCGGCTGTCGTTCATAAGATTGTATAAGAAACCTCTTATAATTTATAACTCCGCTGGCCAGCTTATATTTCTTGTACTGCTTCACGGCAAAGCAATCCGGCTTGCGCTTTCCCAGGCCCTTGAACATATAGTCCACCGCGTTCATATAGGACTCGTCATCCTCTTTCACGTCCATGCCGGAAATCATGTCCACCAGGGTATTGATATTCCGATCCTCGGCAGGAGCCTCGAAAATGATATAGGCAATCAACGCACAATAAAGGAGCGTTTCTGCCTTTGTCCAGAACGGATCGCCCTCCTTGCCCTCGCCTTTGGTGTTCGCTATGAGGGTGTCCACGAATTTTAGGATGTCCGCCTCATTGTGGATGTAGGACAGCGGATTGTAGTGCATGGATTTTGAAAAATCAATGCTGTTGAACACTTTGACCTTATAGCCCCGGCGTTGCAGGAAAGCACCCACCTGGGAGAGCACCCCGCCTTTGGGATCGACGCACACATAGGAGCTGTGCGCCTGGAGTAGCTGGGGCGTGAGCCAGAAGCGGGTTTTGCCCGACCCGGATGAGCCGATGATGCAGGCATTGAGGTTGCGGGCGTTGGCCGGGTTTTTAGGCCGGGTGTTCATGGTGAGAAACTCCGTCTTTGTCAAAATGACGTTGTTTTCAAACTTCGGATCGACAAAGGGCTTGATGTCTTTTTCGGTGCCCCAGCGGGCCGATCCGTATTCTTCATCCCGCCTGAATTTCTTTGCGTTCTTGCTTTTCATATAGATCAGCAGGCGGAAGCCCACCGCGCCCACAATGCCGATGAGCCAGTCAAGGGGATGGAGCCCCGGCGCAAAGTCGGCAAAGGCCGGGCCGATGCTCTGGCCCAGGCCCATCAGCTTGTGAGCAAAGTCCACTCCGGGAGCCAGGCGGTAGGCCGTCCCCAGCTTTAGGCAGGCCCACAGGATAAACAGGTACGGGATGTTGGGTATCACATATTTCTTAATACTATCTGTCCTCATGCACCGCCTCCCTTGCACGTTCTTTCTTGTGGGACGGCTGGCGGGCCAGTTCAGCGGCGGCCCGTTTGAGCTGTTCCCGGATCGGGACGCGCCGGGACTTGGAACGCTTCATCACGCGCCGGGAATATTCCGAAAAACAAGCGGTGATGGCATCGGCCTGCCCGCTTTTGAAAAACAGCAGGTATTTGTCCGGCCCGGTCTTATAAAAGGCATAGTCCACATTCCATTTCCGGGCCACCCGGTCAAAGTCCTTTGGGGACTCCACCTCGATGCTGTTCGTGGCGGCCCCGTGGCCCATGAGCTGGCGCACCGTCTGTTTGCCGTGGGGTGTCTGGCGGGCCCGGTGCGCTTTCTTGATCTTCCGGCCCACCGCCAGACACGCCTGGGCCAGCACCCGGCCCGTGAGCTTTGTCGCCTTGATGGAAACTGCTATGGTACGTCTGGAAACGTCCTCGTCAATCAGCCGTATCCCTCCTTTCCGTGAAAAAGCACCTCTGGACAAAGTGTCCAGAAGTGCCGCTATCGCTCCTCATGCTCCTTTTTGGCGATCTTCCGATAGCCCTCCAGGGAGGAGCCGTCAATAATTTCTTTGTAGGCCGCCATCTGCTCCCGCACCGAGAGCTGCGGGAACGCGAAAACCTTGTGCTCGGCGGGAATGTCCTCGATCCCGTGGTAGTGCTCGATGAATTTCCCGCCGTTGTTCAGCACATAGCCGCCGGGGGCAAAGTGGCCGTCCTCGTTGATCCGCACGTCCCGCCCGTATGCTTCATAGTCGAAGTAAGGGAGCAGGTGATCGGGAATGTCAATGGCCTCCATGTCCTCCACATAGATGCGGCCCAGGGTTTCATCGTCCTCCACACCGGGATAAAACTCGAAGCAATCCAGGTTTTGTGTGAGGTTGATCAGGTCAGCCACGCTGGAAGTATGTTCGCCGCTGTCAATGACCGCCTCAAACTTTTCCAAGTCGCCTTGATCCAGCTCGGAAAGCAGGCAGGCCAGATGGTTGAGTTCGTCCGGGTTATCATATTCGCCTAAGTAGTCATAGAGCCCCAGTACATCACCGTCAAAGCTGGTGATGAAAAATTCCTCGTACCGCACCCCGTCCACGCCGATGTGTTTTAGGAGCGCCTGCACCTCCTCCGTGGTAGTGGGGAATTTCAAGGTTTCACCAACCAGCTCGCCCTCGTTGTATTTCCCCAGGTTGGTGATGTAGGCTTCAAACAGGGACGCCATATCAGCGGCGGCCCTGGCCCTTGACGGTGAGGATGCCCTCAAGGGTGGTGGCGGTGATCCCCAGCCGCTGGGCCACGGCAATATCATTTTTCATGGACTCGGTGATCGTATGGCCGCACACCACCAGCACACGGGAGCGCCGGAGCAGGTCACGGCCCATGTCGATGCCGTTCTTGTGCTCCTCCGGTACCGCGTCATTGAGAAACAGCGGCAGATAGAGCATGGGGCAGATGGGGGAATAGCCCGCATCGTAGACCACGCGGCAGTAATGCGCCGCCTGCTCCATGTCCACCGCAGGATCGCCGCGCCATGCGGCAGTAATATAAGCAAGGGATCGTTTCATCTTCAACACCTCCGATATTTATAATAGGTAGTTCGACCCTATCCCCCCGCCCTTTCCCTATCCAGGGAAAGGGGGCGGCTCTGGAGGATATATGCCCCCGCCGCGCCGCTGGAAGTAGCACAGCCGGGGCAGACCGTCAAGGGCAGGCCGCCGCAAGCGGCGGTGCGTTGCACCCTTGACGGCCCACTCCCGGCTGTGCAGGAATATAGGCGGCGACGGGGGATATATCACCACAGAGCCCATCCCAAGCGCGGGGCGCTTACCTCTGGACAAAGTGTCCAGAAGCGGGGCCGGGTTACTTCTCCAAGTCCTTTTTCTTGTCCGGCTTTGCCAGTTCGGGCGGCTGTTTCTCTTTCCACTCGTCCAGCAGGGCCATGATCTGCTCCTTCATTTTGGCAGGAGTGACCTCCTTGCCGAAATACTTAGACAGTTCAGCAGTCGAAATAATCACACCGCGATCCTCCTTTTTCTCTTCACTCAGAATACCGTCAATCACATCGCCGTTGAGCTTGCCCTCCTTGTCCAGCTCGTGGAGCCGCTTTGCCTGGGCCACCGAGGGGGAGGACTGCTCCCCGTCAATGGAAACGGCAATCAGCCGCTGGTTTTCCGGCCTGATATACGAGATCTCCACCGCAGGCATAAAGCCCATCTGCTTTGCGTCCACCTTGTCCAGAAGCTCCGGCACCAGGGAGTTCAGGCGGATATACCGCATGACCTTTTTATAGTTCATGTCGTGTTCCTTACCCACGATCTCCACCGAGAGCTTACCCAGGGCCTCGGCCTCTTTCTCATTCTTCGGGCGGGCCCCCTGTCGCTTGATGGCCTCCACCTCCAAATCCAGGAGCTTTGCCAGCTCGCTGGGGAGGGGATCGCCGCGCTGTTTGTTGCTGTTACGCATTTCCCGGACAGCTTCAAGGTCAGTCATCTCGCGGACAATACAGGGCATTTCCTCCAGTCCGGCCCGTTCACCACCATGATGGCGGCGGTGGCCCGCGATAATCTCATAGCCCTTGCCGTCCTTTTCCGGGCGGACAGTGGCGGGGGTCATAATGCCGTGTTCCTTGATCGTCCCCACCAGATCGTCCATCGCCTTATCGTCCTGCACCTTGTAGGGATGCTCCCGGAACGTGTGGAACGGATGAAGCTCCGACATTTTCAGATAGACGATTTTTCCCTCTTCCACCGGGCGGGGCGGCACCTCCGGCGTAGGCGGTAGCTTGATCTCCGGCGGCGGGACTGCCGCCTCCTTGACGGGAGCGGCCTTGCCCGGCTTTACCGTCTGAGCGGATTTAGACGCTGGCGCACCGCCGGAGCCCGTTTCCTTGCCCTTGTCGGCTTTCTTACCTCTGGACACTTTGTCCCGAACAGAGGGCGGAGCCTCCTCACGGGCCGCCTTGTCAACCTTAGACGGGCGGCCTGTGCGGGGCTCCGCCGTTTTCGCTTTTTTCTCCGCAGTCGGCCCGGCCTGCTCTTTCGGCGGGCGGCCCCGGCGCTTCGGCGGCTTATCCGCCTCCGGCGCTTTCTTGTCCGGGGCGGGAGCAGAAGCCTCCTTGCTACCCTTATCAGCGGCCTGGATGTCCGAAAGGTTGATTACCTTGCCGGACGGCGCGGGAGCGTCCTCACCCATACCGGGGATAACAGACTGCTCTGGCGTGGCGGGCCCCACATGAGCGGGGGCCGCCTGATCCCCACCAGGGACAGCGGGCCCCTCGGTGTGTTCCGGCGCGGGCGGATCGCCCGGCCCGGACGGGGCCGGAGCTTCCGGGGTTTTCCTTTCCTCCGGGCTCATGTTTACTTTTTCATCTGCCATTGGCTAACCTCCTTTTTCGTGAGATGAAAAAAGGCCAGACCTCCCGGCCCGGCCAGCTAAAATATTCCCCCTTTCGTTTTAGTATTAAGTCAGCACCACTCCTTTCCCAAACCGGGCCACGAAAAAAACGCCGCCTTTTTCTTGAAAAAGCGACGTTTTAGTGTAGGTTGGCTCAGTTTTTTGTTGTGATTTATGATTATGCCTTTGTAAAGAAACCTTATGTAAGACAGATATACATGTCCATCTGGAGTCGGAGGACACGGATAACCACGGTAAGCCGGAGAAGGTGCTGGACCTGAAACTGAAGTGCAACTTCCAGGACAGGGCTAAGACCATTCTTACCGCGGAAAAGAAGCTGGTGCAGATAACCGGTGCAGCCCTGTTCCCCGGGGACATTGCCCCAGACTTCCCAACCTTAAGCGGAGGTACCGTAACTGTATTTGGAGAAGAGCGGAGGATTGAACAGGGGATGAAAGCCAGGAACCCGGATGGGACAGTGAACTATTGCCAACTGGAGGTGGTTTGATGCAGGTTAAATCAACTGTAAAGATGAACTTCCCGCGGATTAAGCAGCTGACACAGGCAGCAGTGACCGCCCTGGAAATGACAGCGGAAGCCCTGCACACAGAGGTGGTGCAGGCGCAGGTGATGCCATTTGATACTGGACGCCTAGAGGAGGACAGTTTCTTTGCGGATTACAGCCATTCCAGACAGGAGAAGGCAACTCTGGTAGTAAGTACACCTTATGCGCGCCGCCTCTATTACCATCCAGAGTATGACTTCCAGACGGACGAGAACCCGTTTGCCGGCGGAGAATGGTACGAACCGTGGCTACCTGGTGGAGTAAGCCAGGATTTTGCCAGGAACGCATTTAAGCGGTTTTACAAGAAAGTAGGTGGTGTATGATGCTGACCTTGGATGACATCCGGGGATACATAGGAGGCCTTGGGATTGCAGCTGACAGCAATGTCTATATCGGGAAACTGAACAGTAAGAAAGACCATTCCATAGGCGTGTATCACCGGCAGGGCAGTGGTCCTCCCGTGATGGCCCTGGGTGGCCATGATTACAGCAGCTATGATGTCCGGCGTATATCACTGCTGGTCCATTGGGACAAGGATGTGCAGGCATCAGAGCGGTCCGCCTATGAGTTATATGAGAAACTTAAAAACGTATCCAGCCTATCCATAGGGGATACGCCCATCAACTGCATCATCCTTCAGGTCCCGGAACCGGTGGACGTGGGGACGGATGATAAGGGTGTCTACGAATATGTGATATGGCTGGATTTTGTATATCAGAGAAAGTGAGGTATAAGAGATGGCAGATGCAGCAAAGGGAAAAGTGTATCCCGTGCATAACAATGTGTTTAAGTTTGGCACTGCGGGCCTTGAGAGTACAGATGAACAGATGGTGATGCCAGCCGATCTAGAGAACTTTGCACCATCCATAGACGGTACCGTTGAGGAGTGGTATTCCATGGATGCTGCCGGATGGGCCAAGGCTGCCATGACCGGTAAGAAACTTGGGTTCAGCTTCAAGGGAAAACGGTCGGTTGGGGACCCGGGGAATGATTATATTGCCGGCCTGGCGTGGAAGTTTGGACAGGACGTGATGACCAAGTTTGAGTGGACCATGGTCAGCGGAGCAAAGCTGGCCTGTAACGTAGTCGTTAATGTGACGACGCCCGGAGGTGGTGACACGACAAATATTGACGGTCTGGAGTTTGAGGTGACGGGTTATGGTAAGCCAACTTTCACTCCAGCGTAATCATTAACAGTATAAGGAGGGTTAAACAATGGCGAGAAAAGTAGATATCACGGATAAGCTGAGTTTTGAGGAAAACCCATCCCTTGTCATTAAGGGTGAGGTGCTGGAGGTCAATGCAGATGCCCCGACCATGCTTAAGGTCATGGGACTGATGTCGGCAGATGCCCCCGGAATGGATGAAGTTCTGCAGGCCTACAACCTGATGTTCCCCGAAGAGTCCAAGAAGAAGATTGAAAAGCTGAAAATCGGATTTAAGGATTTGGTTACAGTCATTATGGAATCCATACAGCTGATTACCGATGAGGTAGACAGCCCGGGAGAGCAGTGACCCGTACTACGACATGTTCGAGGACTGGGACCTGATAGTTTCCAGCTTCCTGTCGCAGTACGGGTTGCGTATACGAACGAAGGAATTTGAGTCAGTCTCTTGGGACGAGTTCAGGGCGCTGATTGCCGGCCTGTCCCCGGAGACTGCCTTGGGACGGGTGGTGGCCATCCGGTCAGAGACGGATAAGGACATTATCAAGCATTATACAAAGGACCAGCGCCGGATATATGATGACTGGCGTAACCGGGAAATGAAAGAAATGGATGAGAAAACCTTCGAGAAGGAAATGGCCAACCTGGAGAAGATGTTCGCAGCCATGTGTGGATAGGAGGTGGTACCGTGGCTGACAGCGTAGGCCAGATTGGCCTTGACCTTGTGGTCAACCAGAATCAATTCAAGCAGCAGATGGCGGGCATCCAGGGGCTGGCCAAAAAGGCAGGTGCCGCCCTGGCGGCGGCATTTGCGGTAAAAAAAATCATAGACTTCGGTGCAAAATGCATTGAATTGGGTTCCGACCTTTCGGAAGTCCAGAATGTGGTGGATGTCACATTCCCACGGATGTCCAAACAGGTGGATGACTTCGCTAAGAATGCCATAACCTCTTTCGGTTTGTCAGAGACCATGGCCAAGAAGTTTACCGGAACGTTCGGGGCAATGGCCAAGGCTTTTGGCTTTGGTGAACAGGCAGCCTATGAGATGTCCACGGCCTTGACTGGCCTGGCCGGTGATGTGGCATCCTTCTACAACATTAGCCAGGACGAGGCCTACACCAAATTAAAATCTGTATTTACGGGTGAGACGGAGACCCTTAAGGACCTGGGCATCGTCATGACCCAGAGCGCCCTGGACAGTTACGCCCTGGCGAACGGCTATGGCAAGGTAACGGCCAAGATGTCTGAGGCTGAGAAGGTGGCCCTGCGGTATAAGTTTGTGCAGGACCAGCTGTCACTGGCATCCGGGGACTTCATACGGACGGCTGACGGCTGGGCAAACCAGGTTAGGGTCCTTAAGCTCCAATTTGACAGCCTTAAAGCCACAATCGGTCAGGGCCTTATAAATGTACTGACCCCGGTCATTCAGGTAATCAACCGTATCATCAGCAAGCTGATGAGCCTGGCCAATGCCTTTAAGGCTTTTACCGAAATGGTGACAGGTAAGAAGGGCTCGGGAGGAGCATCTACCGCCGCCGCAGGAATGGAGGCAGTGGCACAGGCCGCTGACAAGGCCGGAGCAGCTGCCGGAGGGGCAGGAGGTGCCGCTAAAAAGGCCGCCAAGGACATGAAAAGTGTCAGCACAGGCATTGATGAACTCAATATCATCAACCCGGAGACAGACTCCGGTAGCGGTGGTTCCGGAGGCGGTACGGATGGTGGGTACTCTGCGGATGAGTTCGACATGGGCGAACTTGATACATCGGCCGTGGATGAGATGGACAGCAAGTATGCAGGGCTAATTGAAAAGGCAAAGGAACTTGCTGGGTTGTTCAAAGAAGGCTTCTGGGATGGTTTTGGAGATACATCCGTATTTGACAGCATTCAAGCCTCCATAGACAGCATCAAGGGAAGCCTGAGGGATATATTCACATCGCCGGAGGTGTTGGCTTCGGCTAATTCATTTGCTGACCAGATGGCCTATAGCCTGGGGCAGGTTGCAGGTTCCATGGCGAGCGTAGGGGCGTCCATAGCGGATAACCTGCTGGGCGGTATCAGCCTGTTCCTGCAGCAAAATAAAGACCGAATCAAGGAATATCTCGTGTCCATTTTCGACATAGGCTCACGGATGGCAGAAATAAGCGGGAATTTTTCCAAAGCACTTGCAACGGTATTTTCATCCCTCAGGAGTAACAGCGCGAAGCAGATTACAGCAGATATTATCGGAATATTTTCCGAGGCCTTCATGGGGGCCACGGAATTGGCTGGGACATTTGCGGCAGATGTGCTGGACACCATTACAGCCCCATTCGTAGAAAATGCGGATTATATCAGGACAACCCTGGAGGATACATTCAGCGCGGTTGAACCTATCTTTTCTACAATCAAAGATTTGGTTGCGGAGACTTTTGAAAAGATTGGCACAACATATGATGAACATGTGGCGCCAATGCTGGCAACCTTCAAACAAGGGTTCACGGAAATCGGAACACTGTTGCTTGATGTCTATAACACATATTTCCTTCCAGTATTGCAGAACCTATCCACACGATTTGTGGAATTCAAAGACCAGTACCTCAGTCCATTAATTGATAAATTTATGGAATTTGGCGGAAAAGTGGCTGATGCAGTCACCAAATTGTGGACGGGGGCCATACAGCCATTCATCGAATGGTTTATTACAAATGTAGCGCCAGTTATAGCTTTATGTTTGCAGAGCGCCATTGACACATTCTTCGGATTCTGGGAATCCGTTTCCGGCATCATAGAGGGATTGCTCACGGCGCTAGGTGGTGTGATTGACTTCATTGTCGGCGTATTCACTGGTGACTGGAGTCTTGCTTGGGAAGGAATCAAGGAGATATTCTCCGGTATCTGGGAGGCATTGAAGGAGCTTGTATCTGGTGCCGTAACATTCATCCAAAACGTTGTTAACATGGCTTGGACTGCCATATCCGGGGCAACCAGTACCATCTGGAACGGAATTAAGGCACTCTTGAATACTCTTTGGAATTGGCTTAAGTCTCTGGCCAATACATTGTTCAATGCTATCAAGGCATCCATCAGCACAGCCTGGGAGAATGTCAAGAGTAAGACATCAGAAATATGGGAAAGTATCAAGGAATTTGTTTCAGGCCTGTGGGATACAATTAAGACGGCAGTGGATGAGAAGTTCACGGCTATGAAAGACGCGATTACCGGCGCATGGGACACGGTGAAGGAAAAGACAAAAGAAACCTGGGACGGTATCTGGGCAGATATAAAGGGCATTATCAACATGATTATTGATGGTGTGGAGAACATGGCCAACAGGGTTATTGATGCGATTAATGCCATGATAGACGCCGTAAATGAGGTGGCGGATAAGATACCGGGCATCGGCGCCGATTTTATCCCGAATATACCAAACATCCACCTTCCACGTCTGGCCCAGGGCGGTTTCGTCCGCGCCAACACCCCGCAGCTGGCCATGATTGGTGACAACAGGCACTATGGTGAGATTGTGGCGCCTGAGGATAAGATGCAGGAAATGGTGGACCGGGCGGTGGCTTTAGCGTCCCAAACAAGCAGTAATGGCATGAGTGAGCAGTATCTTTCCGTCATGGCAGACCTGCTGCAGCGTATCATTGACCTGATAGAACAGATGGATTTAACGGTCAACATAGATATCAGGGAAATTAAAAAGAAACTTGTTGAACTGGATAAGCGTAACGGATACACGCTGCGCACAACGTAAGGAGGTGGCCGGAGTGCCTATTTATATTAATGGACATGAATATCCAAACTATGACCGGGGGCCTGGCTTAACCATTGCTACGAACGTGAACCAGGGCAAGAATGCCCTGGGGGAATTCGTAGGGCAGCGCGTGGGCCGTGACCAGGATAAGATTGACGGCCTGCAGTGGTCCTATCTGGATGCGGCGACCTGGAGCAGTATCCTTAAAGAGTTTGAGGAGTTTGTGGTGACGGTCAAGTTTCCGGACATGAAAAACAACTGCTGGAAGACGGAGCGGATGTATCCGGGGAACCGGACGGCCAAGATAGACGAGATAGGTCCGGATGGGCTGCCCACCATGTATAAAGACTGTAAGGTGAATCTGATAGACTGCGGGGTGATGGAGTAGTGCAGGCGGCAAGCAATGAATATAAGGACATGATGCGCAGGAAGTGGAGGAACCCACTGTCTCATCTGCGTGTCACCATCGGCCTGATTAACCAACAGGCCCAGGCATCCGCCTACATACCTGAGCCGGATATGTATACTTATTATTCCGACCTAGTGAAGCCCATGGATAACTACAAGGTACAGGAGCTGTATGCAACCTGTGACCAGGATTATACCACGGTGGATGGCAGTATGTACTTCCTTCCCAGGGATGCAGCAGACGTGGTGCTCAACCAGGGAATCGTGACGGATGGCCTTCAGGGGGCAATTGAAATCCAGTTTCCCGTTCAATACGACATTAAAGGGCTGACCGTGGAATTTGGCAAGGCATATCCCATAGAATTTACCATCATTTCAGACAACCGGACTATGGACGTGGCTGGAAATATGAGTGGCCATTATGTGACGGAGGAAATTTTTGAGGGAGCTACCTTCTTACGGTTTGTTCCGGTTGCCATGGTCAACGGACAAAGCCGGTTCCGCATCAATCAAATTACAATGGGTATTGGTATCTATTTTGACAGCAAAAAAATACTGTCTGCAACCAAAAAGGAACATATCAGTCCTATATCGGAGGAGTTGCCAACCATAGATTTTTCCGTAACGGTGGATAATAAGGACCGGGCCTATGATGTGGAGAATGAAGAAAGTACAGTGAACTTCTTGGAAATTGGTCAGAGTATCGAGGCGCTTTACGGCCAGGCCATGGATGATGGAACGATTGAGTGGATACCGGGAACGTCACTTGCACTGAAATCATGGTCAGCTGATGATACGGAGATGGACTTCCAGGCATCAGACTGTTTTGAGGGGATGGACGGCACATATTACCGTGGTCAGTATCATCCGGACGGTATGAGCCTGTATGACATGGCTGTGGATGTTCTCACGGATGCCCAAGTGGATTACAGGGACTACTGGATAGATCCATATCTTAAGAATGTTCTAGTGGTTAATCCGATGCCGGTGGTAGCGCATAAGGAAGCCCTGCAGCTGATTGCTAATGCCGGCAGATGTATCCTGTACCAGGACCGGACCGGCAGGATAATCCTTAAGTCCAGTTTTGTACCGGATATGGAGGCGGCGTCTGATAACGAGACATACTTTTCCCACGCGTCAGCTATACTTGACCACGCGGAAAAGGAAGTGTATGCCCTGCCTGGTCAGGATTACACAGGCACATCCGGCGCACAGTATTTCCTTCCCAGGCAGACGACCAATGGAGCCACTTATCTCAATACGGGCTATGTGTCTGAGGCCGTCGCCAAAGAAGACGGACTGTTTGCGGACAATCCCACAGTGGAAATAACTACGGAGGCGGCATACAAGTGTTTTGGACTAACCCTGGAATTTGGTCGCAACTGGCCGGATACAGTTATCTTCCATGCCTACTACAATAACGCGGCTATGGAAGATTATACAGTCCCTGGATTGACACAGACTTACGTGGTCAGCCATGAGTTCCCAGAGTTTGACCGGTTGGTGCTGGAATTTTCCAAGGGATGTCCCAATAACCGTGTAGTGCTGGACAATATAATCTTCGGCGACAGCACTGATTATGTCCTGGAATATGGTGTAGAGTTGACCAAGACCCCAAAGGGCACGCAACTGACCAAGGTTAGGGAACTGCAGGTCGTACGCACCATATACAATCTCAGTACAGAGGATGCAAAGGAGCTGGCAAGGGAGACCATAAGTGTAACCGCTTTAGACAACCGATATACGTTTTATTTTTCTAATCCATCCTATGATTTAAAGACATACGTCCCGGTTTATGTGGAGGCAACCAATATGGTTCAGAACGGGTCTTTTGATACCGGCGTGACCGGATGGATCAACGCACAGTATGACGCAGCCAGAAAATGCACATACGTTGTCTCGGAAGATGGAAACGCAGTCCACATAGTACAAACTGTGCAGATGATATCCGGACATAAATATTACTTGCGGGGGAATTTCATGCGGGAGGAATCACCCGGTGAGTATTCGGGAAATGATGAATGCGATTTGGTCAGGGCGATTGCCAATAGAGAATCATTTAATATTAATCTACGTCCAGAGACTATTGCGCCAGATGGAGTGTGGCATACCAAATCAGCCATTGACACGGTTGAGGCAACAGGAGAGTGGGACCTAAGGATTTATACCTATGGAAACAAAAGGCTTTATATAGATTCACTTCTTTTGGTAGATTTGACAGCAGCTTGGGGAATCGGGAATGAACCGGATATAGAGTGGTGTGATAAGTTCATCGGCTATTTCACTGGTATTGCAAGTATCCCGAAATATGGGTGTGAGATTGTAGATAGTAGTGCCTATTACGCAACGGTGGAGCTTACAGGAATCACAGGGCCGACAGAGGTGGTCGTGACAGGCAGGGAATATGTTACTACCCAGTCCAAGGTAAGCAGACAGCTAAATCCTACCGGCAGCCTGGAGGCGTGGAATAATCCGCTTGTGTCCGACACGGTCCATGCCGCGAACCTGGCGGATTGGATTGGGGACTACATGAAATCAGACCGGGAATATGACCTGTCATACCGGGGAGAGCCACGGATTGATGCCAACGACATAGCATTCCTGGAAAATAAGTATGTGCCTGACCTGCTGATACGGGTAACGGACCATACCCTGAAATTTAATGGCGGGCTTAGCGGTACCATCAAGGCAAGGAGGGACATGAGTTATGTGGCAACAGCCAAAAACAGACTGGCAGGCCAGTGATTATTTTAATATTGGTGACTACAACCGCATCAAGGGCAACATCAATGAGATACGGACCCAGGCGCTTACTCTGTGGCCGGACTTTAAGTTTGAGGAGATGGGAGAGGATAAGACCTATCAGGATTATGGGTTTTATGCCGATGAAATTAACCGCTTTGAGGCCAATATAGACCATGTCTGCGTAGGGACATTCCCCTTCGATGTAGGAGAAAGGCAGTTTTATCATGACAACGGTCCATTCATCGACTGGCAAGAGCTGAACCGTATTGAATCCGCCTGCCTGAAGATATACAGGAACATATTAGGAAGGGCCGAAGGAATCAGACGCCTGGCTTTCACGCTTAATGGAGGTGCATTTGAATAATGAGTTTAAAAACAGATTATAGGGATGATATGTATGAGGGTTCCAGACGATGGAGGTTGACCCAGAACGAGGATGGCACCTATAACATATCAGATGTCACTGCCTATACACAAAAAGGCGACAGTTTTGGTCAGAATGACATTAACGCTACGAATAGGGCAGTGAATGCCCTGAGGAATGACAAACAAATTACCATCCCTGCATTCACGCAGTCCGCTGCGCCATACACAGCAGACATAAAAGTGCAACATCTTAAGACAACAGATGCGATTGAGCTGTATGCGGGACTGATAAAGAGCGACAGCAAACTCACGGTGGAGCAGAAGGCAGAAAAAATAAAAATGCGAAGAAAATACCTGAACATGATTGATGATGCAGAGTGTAATACAGATGGCATATTGACGGTAACCTCCTACAGCAAGAAACCGGCCACGGAATTTGCTGTATGGTTAAGGGGCTGCTCAGAGGAGGAATAGGAATTGAAAGCAATTATACACGGCAGTGGAGGAGCAGATACAGATGGTTTGACCGCTATTGCCACTCACGTACTGAACGGAGAAATATTTTATGGAGCTAATAGCGACGAACCTCAGACCGGAACCATGACAGTAAATAGTATACTGTCTTTTAACGTAGCCGCATATAGTGGACGCCGAGTACTTTTGAAATGGCAGAATCCGTATGCGGCTCCTGGAAAACCTTATTGCGGAGTAATAATAAAAGCCAGTACGGGTGGATATCCAGCTTGGAATGCGTCTGCTTGGGATGCAATTTATGTAGGAGCAGGAGACAATGTTACTCCTGGAGGCTGGTCACAAGCATTTATGGATTTACCAGCATTAAATACCACTTATTATTTTACATGCTTTGGGTATGCCACAACAAGCTTTGGAGAGATATACAGTCCGGTATATGACCCATCGTCAGTTAAAAATGCTGTATATACGACCGTAGGACCTTCGTTGGTTACGATAGCCGGAACGCAGGATTACGTAATTCCAGATGGATTTACATCTGCGGATATATTTTGCGTAGGCGGCGGAGGTGCCGGTGGTAACGGATACCGATTTACAAAAGTAGCCTATCAACAAGGCGGCGGTGGAGGCGGCGGTGGATATACTGCTACTGTTTATAATATTGGCGTGGCGGCCGGACAAGTATTAAATTGTGTAGTAGGTGCCGGAGGCGCACCCAATGGGGCGTTGTCTGGTGCAGGCGGTACAGGAGGTACAACATTAGTATCAAGAAGCGGTGCTGTCTTATGTACGGCTAATGGCGGATACGGAGGTCTCAACGCTAATTCAGGCAGCGGTGCGTCCGGCGGTTCTGCTGGTGGTCGTGGTGGGTATAATGACTTAGACACAAGGCCGATCATAAAAGCCGGTGAAAATGGATTTTCAGACGGTAGCGGATGGAGCATCACCCCGGGCCAGGGTTTCACAACAAGAGCTTTTGGCGAAGCCGGAAACACTTTATATGCTGGCGGTGGTGGCGGTGGTGGAGTAACTCACGGTGGTCCCGGCGCTGGTGGTGCTGGCGGCGGCGGAGCAGGCAGTTATGATACAGGTAATCCCGGCATTGCTAACACTGGCGGAGGCGGCGGCGGAGGAGGCGGCGATCTTTACGGAACCGCCGAGTGGGGCGGTACTGGCGGCTCAGGAGTTATTTTAATCAGATTAAAATAGGAGGATTAATATGGCAGCACACGAAGTATTCGCAATGATATCTGGCGAAACGGTACAGAATGTGGTGGTAGGACAATATGAAGAAACCAACCGAGTAGCACGGTGCGTATATGGTGACGATGCCTTTGCGGTGGATTGCACGCAATATCCCTGTGAGATAGGAGATAAGTACATAAACGGCGTATTTTACAAGGCCGATGGGACAACACCAATCAATAGACTACCGACTGACAAAGAAGAGATTCAGCAGTTAAAGGCAGATAATGCACAGTTAACAGTAGCAATGGCAGACATGATAGGAGGTGCAATGTAATGTTATCCAATATACAGCGCAACATCATTATCCGGGCCCTGCAGATTCGGAAAAATCAGGGAGAGGAACCGGCAGACATCCTGGAGGGTTACAAGAACCTGACAGATGAGGAAAAGGCAGAGCTGTTGGAAGCCTTAGAAGAATAGGAAAGGTGAGGTAAATGAAGATGGATAAGGTGAAAGCAGCGTTTGTTGCAGCATTTAGCATGATTTTTGGGTGGCTGGGAATTCTGGCAGTTCCAGTGTTGATACTGGCCGGATTGAATTTCACAGACTACATAACCGGCATCCTGGCATCAAAACGGCGCAATGAGCTGGTGACCAGTGACAAGGGACTGTGGGGCATCGTCAAGAAGATAGGTATGTGGATATTGGTAGGTTTAGGATGGGCTATGGACGTGCTGATTAATTACGCCAGCCAGTATGTAGGACTGTCTATTAAACTGCCCTTCGTGGTTGCTACCATCGTGGCCGTGTGGCTAATATGTAATGAGATTATTTCTATCCTGGAGAATCTGCTGGATATCGGTGTGGCCATGCCACCGTTTTTAATGCCGCTGGCCAAGATGATTAAGGGTCAAGTGGAGGATAAGACAAAAATGGATGCCTGAGAGAAGGTGGTCCGTATATCTCCCGGTCACGGGGTTAAGCGGGTGTTGCGATATCGCAACTTGTGACGTCACAACTTTTCATGGCCTGGGAGTGGTCCCGGGCCTTATTTTTTAATTGGAGGAAAACACTATGAGTAAAACATCAGCAGGATTAATACAGCACTGTAAGGGTAAACTGGGAACTCCCTATGTCTACGGCGCCAAAGGCGAGGTCCTTACCCCGACCATCCTGGACAGGCTCGCCCGGGAGAACCCAGGCACATACACATCCGCCTACAAGGCCAAGGCGGCCAGGTACATAGGCCAGCGCTGCACGGACTGTTCTGGCCTCATCAGCTGGTACACCGGACGTATCCGCGGCAGCTATAACTACCATGACACAGCCGTGGAGCGGGTAGATATCGACCACCTGAATGAGTCCATGACCGGCTGGGCGCTCTGGAAGCCGGGGCATATCGGGGTATACATAGGTGATGGATACTGCATTGAGGCCAAGGGCATCAATTACGGGACCATCAAGTCCAGAGTGGCGGTCACACCCTGGCAGAAGGTCCTAAAGCTCTGCGACATCGACTATACCCCGGTCCCAGTGACATACACCCAGGGCTTCCAGTCGGCCGCAGACGGCCAGCGCTGGTGGTATCAGTTTACAGACGGCAGCTATGCGGCCAATGGCTGGTACTGGCTCCGGGAGGCCACGGACGGTACCTGCGGCTGGTATCTGTTTGACAGCGAGGGCTATATGCTGACCGGCTACCAGGTGGACCCTGCTGGTGAGGCCTTCCTGCTCTGTCCAGTCAAGGGGTCTGACGAGGGGAAGTGCATGATTACGGATGCCAGAGGAGCTCTCCGGATTGCGGAGGAGTACGACATGGTAAATCGACGGTACGTGTTTAATTGGTAG